CAGCAGCAAGACTTTTATCAATATCAGCAAAAGAAAGATTGTAACTAAAGTGTGACTTAACTCCATAACCTGCAAGTACCTTTGTTTGTACCGCATGATCTGTAGTATCGCCAATCGCAAATACTTTCTTAACATACTCATCATCGCCCGTAATACTTCCTGGCTTGAGGAAAGCAAGGCACATAGCGCACGCTGAACTGTTACAAGTTCTATGTGCATCTCTGTAATTATCAACCTGATTGAAATAAGGTACTGCTAGAACTGCTGGAGTTGGTGGCTTAGTTCTAAACTTTTCAATCCATGCTGCATCTTTATTTGCGCCAGCGCCATCATCAACTAGTAATTCTTTAGGTGCTACTTGCTCAAGTAATTCAAGTCCAGCAACATGGTTAGCATTCTTCTCAGAGAAAAACTGGAAGAACTTATGAAGATCTACTGCACCGCCAGCAGCATTACCACCACGATATTTTGAAACCCAAGCAGCATTTTGCGCTTTCAACTCTGCTGGAAGTGCTTCAGCAAATAATCCAACCGCAGCAACGTGGTTAGGATTTTGCTCATCATAAAATTTGAAAAAATTAATTAATTTTGAACTCATTTTATACTCCTGGTTTTGATAAAATATTCCGCATCCAATACAACTAAAGGTTTTTTACCGTTCTTTTTGATAAAAACTATAGGTTCATAGTCTTTACAATTAGAACAAGCCTGTTCGTATGCGTCCCAAATATTTAGTTTCTCTTGGTTCTTGCATTCTATTGAAAATGGAAACTTTTGCCTAGCATCCCTTGCCATGATAAGATCTTCGCCACCTGCTCCCATACTACGACTTTCAATGTCTTCAGGATGCACTTCAAGATGCTCAATCAGTTGATCACGAACCCATTGTTGCAATCTTCTGCCTTTCGCTTTAGCAGATTGTGGACGCATAAAAAAATACTATTTCTAATATTTATTACCAAACCCAAGATACCCAAGAATATCTAATACCCATAATTACTGGTTCAACACGATGGGGATATAAAAAATTTGAAGGAAAAATTAAAATATCTCCTGTTTTTGTATTAATTTTTTGATTGCAAAGATATAAATCTCCCCCATCATAATCATCATTCAAAAATCCTAACAGGGTCAAAATTGGTATCCCTTTTCTATTTCCATCAAATATTGTATGAATATGGTCTACATGCTGATCCATTCTATGCCCCACACTATATCGATTAAACCGAGGAGTAGTCCAATATTCTTTTGTCCTATCACTAAATTTCACATAGTTAACATTAATTTTCATGTCATACCGTTTTAGAGCATATGGAATTTTAGTATCAATTACTCTAGAAATAGTATTATCTTTAAGTATATCTAATTCATTAATACTATTATCTGTATTTTGTCCCGTAAGATTATTATTGTAATGATGTCTATAAAATAGTTTAGTATTTAAATTATCGATTAAATTTAAACAAATTTCTTTACTAAGAAAATTATCAATCTTCAAAACGTAGTTAGAAATTTTTTCATCCATAAACTTAATCTATAAATGGATGCATAACGCCTCCAGTTCCAGTCTCATGATATCCTTCGTGAACTTCCTTTTCCTTAGAACACATATATCCACACATTGATAAATCACCATTATGTTCACGCATTTTCCAAGATCTTTCAAGACGTTCTCTATAAAAAGGAGAATTCATAATTTCGTCCCAAGTAGAATGATATAAAGATATTGATTTTATTCCACCCTGATCTTCAATCAAGTTAGCGACTGAATTATAGTACATGTTAGTTCTTCTGTGATATTCATCTTTTTTAGGTTTTGAATTTGGATCTCCAGTTTCATAGAATTCTTTATATACTCTTCTACATTCATGCGAAAAATAACAACATGGATGAACAACACCTCTACTGTCAATGATCATTTCGTTTACAAAACCACCTTTACCATCATCAACAGCAGCACATCTAACATCAGTTGGTGTTAATGGTGATCCCAACTTCATTACATTTTTACTGTTGGATCCTGGTTCAAGAACTACATGCTTTCCTTCCCAAGTATACTGTAGAGTATTATTACTATCAATGAATCCTGCAGTTGGTCTATGGCAAAAATATTTAAATCCATAGATTTTAGACAGTGATTTACATTTTTCTATTTGATCCTCATTATGCTTGAATACAAGCATTCTCCATTCAGCAGTTCCTCCACCACGAATGAATGCTTTTGCATTTGATATTACAGTTTTATAATCTACACCAACTCTATAAAGACTTAGTGTATCTTGAAGTCCATCGATAGCAAAAGTTAATTTTGAATTTGGTATTTTAGAAAATACTTTACCCAGTTCTTCCCACCATCCTGGATAATGAGTACCACCATTAGTGCTCATACTAAGTTCAATATTTGGATTACATTCTCCAATATATTCTATAATCTTATGAATATCTTTACATAAAGAAGAATCACCATAAGATCCATTAATTCTTATAAGAAAAACTCTTTCCTTTAAAAAAGATGGACTAAACCAGTTTTTAAAATCAAAAAAGGATACCTGATGTCTATCCACCGATTTTGGTGGAATAAGACCATCTCGGGTATCCCTAAATCTAGAACATGCAGGACATCTTGAATTACAAAAATCTGAAAGTTCAATCTGAAGTTCAAACTTTTGCTTTTGTCTTAAATTATAAAACATTTTGAAGGATCATCTCTTTAGTCCCATTGCACTCACGAGTGTATAATATATTATAATCATTAATCCATTTTGGTAAATTAATTTTTTTGTTAAAATGCCACTCTATTATAATGAGATTTACAAAATCTGGCATTTTTTTATTTAAAATATTCCATTCAGCTCCTTGTATATCTATTTTTACAACAGTTGGACGATATTTTTTTAATAAAGTATGAAACGAATAGCAATTAACTAATATTTCTTCAAATGTTTGACTTAAAAAAATATTTTTATTTGTTGTATTATAGTATAATAATTTTGATTTTCGTTCTTTAATATTATCATGTACAATAGTACTAATTGAAGGATCTATATTAGATTTATAAAAAATTACATTATTATCACTATCATTTACTGCCGCTTGAAGTATTAGGATTTTATCTTCATCCAAATCTTTAAAATTATTTTTTAAGCACTCTATGAGATCAGGATTAGGTTCAACGCAAATTACTTTTTTTGCTCCACAGTCAAAAAATTTTTTTGCCATACATCCAATATGAGACCCCAAATCCAAAACAACACAGTCTTTAATTAATTCTTTATAAGTATCAATATTTCCATAACATGTGCCATTATAAATTAAATCAATCACTTTATTATCATAGAATTCATGGATTTTATCTAAATTTCTTATATAAAATCCCTGATTTCCCAACTTAATATTCACAATTGAAATCCAGCAAATGTATCTTTCTTCATGTCTTGCTTAATGCCACCAACTAAGTAACTTTCTACTTCTGTTTCTTGTGGAGCAACTTGAAGACCCTTAGAAGAAATCCAGTGCTCAGTCCAAGGAAGTGGATTGTTCTTAGAAGAAATATCATAGATTGGTTTCAGTCCAATCGCCTTCATACGACGATTAGCAATCCATTCAACATAAGAACTAAGGAGTTTTTGGTTCAGACCAATCATTGATCCATCTTGGAATAGATAATCTGCCCATTCCTTTTCTTGATCAACTGCCTTTCTAAACATTGCAACAATGTTTTCTTCTTCCTCTTTTGCAATCTGTTGCATATCAGCATCATCACCTTCTTTCCACTTATTCAAAATGTTTTGAGTAAGTACAAGATGCTGATTTTCATCTCTAGCAATTAGGGAAATAATCTTTGCAGATCCTTCCATTACTTTTAGTTCACCAAAAGCAAATGAACATGCAAACGAAACATAAAAGCGAATACCTTCAAGGATGTTAACATTAGCAACTGCTCTATAAAGTTTACGCTTTAGTTCGTAAAGTTCATTTCTAGCAGAAGGTACACCCTCACTCACAAACTTCCACTGATTACCACTATCATATGCATGAGCAGCATTGATAAAATCATTATAAGATTCGGTTACACTTTTAGCACGATCCAAAATCTTTTGATCATCTAAGATTGTATCAAAGACTTCAGAAGGATCCGAATAAACATTCTTGATAATGTAAGTATAAGAACGACTATGGATCATCTCCATAAATTCCCATACCTTCATAGCACCTTCTAGTTCTGGTAATGAGCAGTATGGTGCAAATGCCATACTAGGTCCACGACCCTGAACACTATCAAGAAGAACTTGATACTTTAAATTAGAAGTAAAGATATGTTTTTGTTCGTCTCTTAGTGTCTGGTAGTCGCTACGATCCTTTTGCAAGGATACTTCTTCTGGACGCCAGAAATAACTAAGTTGTTGATTGGTTAGTTTTTCAAATACTGGGTATTTGTAGCTATCGTATCTTTGGATACCTAATGGTTGTCCAAAAAACATTGGTTCTTTTTTTGTATCAACTTGAGCATCATTAAAAACGGTCATTCCGTCGATGGCCATTTTTGTGGGTTGCGGTGGGTTGATCCTAAATTTATTAGATTTTACACGATTCGCAGTCTTCTTCTTCATTGGTATTCAGTAGTTCAGATACTAGTGATTTGATATCAGGCTTATGATCTATTTCGTCGCTCTTGTTATCATAAGTGTTCTGATAATAACTTGTTTTCCACCCATACTTATATGTAGTCAAAAAGTCTTGTGCCATAACAGACACTGGAACTTCATTGTCAGAATAGTTTTGTGGATTATAAGACCAGTTTCCAGAAATTGCTTGGTCAAAAAACTTCTGCATCACAGCAACAGTGTTAATATAACCACGGTTGCTAGGCATATCCCACAGAAGCGTATAATTGTTTTTAAGCGTATGGTACTGAGGAACGATTTGCTTGAGTGGTCCCTTCTTAGATTTCTTAACGGACAGGTAATCTCTAGGTGGTTCGATACCGTTCGTTGCGTTTGACACAACGGAACTGCTCTCCGATGGCATCTGTGCGGACAGTGTTGAGTGCCTGAGACCGTGTTCCACGATGGATGTTCTAAGAGTTTCCCAATCATGCTCTAAAGAAATAGAAGTGATTTCATCTACATCCTTCTTATATGTATCGATTGGCAGAATGCCATCTGCATACTTAGTATTCTGGAATGCTGAACATGCTCCTTTTTCTTTTGCAAGTTGATTAGAAGACTTCAATAGGAAGTATTGGAAACTTTCAGAAAGTCCGTGAATAGCATCCCATGCTTCTTGACTATCATACTTACAACCAAGTTTAGCAAGATAATGTGCTAAACCAATAAATCCAATCCCAAGAGAACGACGTGCTTTAGTTCCAATCTCAGCGGCAATAATTGGATATTGCTGATAATCAATCAGTTCATCAAGAGCACGTACAGACAAGTCACAAAGATTTTCTAACTCCTCATCAGACTTAACCTTACCAACATTCACAGCCGATAAAATGCATAATGCAATCTCGCCATTTTCTGCATCGATATGCTGAAGTGGTTTGGTAGGAAGAGTAATTTCTTGACACAGATTGCTCATCTCAACTTTATCCTTGAAGGATGAATGAGAATTGCAATGGTCAATATTCATG